TACCAAAAGTAAATTCACCAGTTGTGCTATTAAAGTAAACTTGTTTACCAACCGGAATATCATTATTTACAATTGTCTGCTGAATACCATCTTTAAAAATAGCAAAAGCAGTTTTACCAATTGTTTGTCCTAAAGTAATCATTGTTTCACCTCCTACACCAATGTAATTTACTATTTGTATTGTATTGTTATCCACCGGCAATTCTCCATTTATGTTTGCATCAATTTTTGAACACTTTAGTACTTCGTAGTTTCTTGAGTACTCGTTGTTAACTGATATACTGTTAATAATATAATAAGAGCCTTCATATTCAATAGTGTCATTAGATCTTGTAGGTCTGTCTTTTTCATATCTTAAAATTATGGTAGTATCATAATCCCATTTGTTTTGATCATATTGGGAATTGATATTTCCGGACCTTGTGTTGTACATATCAAGATTAATCCAATTACTTGCTCTTACTTCTGCCCATTTGTACCAATAATCAGCAATAACAGCCTCCAATCCACCAAATTCATTGATAGTATTCGCCCATCTGTTTATCTTAACCCTTCTTGTAAATTTATATAACACGACTTATTGGTTTTAATATCATTTCACTAATAGGGCCAATATTACCAACCTTTGGTACATTCTTATCGTAAATATGGTCTATTGACATTGCTCTGTTATCCCAAAGATAATAAACGGTATTCAATAAAGCCGTTTTAAGGCGTTTTGGGAGTACTTGGTAGCCTGAAGTATAAGTTATAGTCAAGCCATCTTCTTTTGGCGTTTTTAGGCTCTTAAATAGATTTCCTGACAATGTATAATCATCATCAAGTTCAAGAATATCGCCATCAGCATTTTTGACTTCAGTAACTTCTATTGTTGGACCATAAGGCAATAAAATATCACCATTTGAATTATTTACAACAGCAACTATTTCATGTGGAACAAATCCAATGTTTGTGAAATCTTCACACATTTCTCTTGCAGCAGTAATCAATTCAGTAAGAATAGCATCATCTGTACTAATATCAATCTTACAAAAATCTTTGGCTTCAGAAAGTGTTACTGGCTCATTTATTTCGCCATCATCAAACTGAACATCTAATACGCAATTATATGATACCATTTTTTGTTTATTTTAAAAAGCCCCACCCATTGTGGGCAGGGCCTTTCCGTTATCTACTATCACACACAAAAACCATAGATTAAGCTACGTTACCAAGATCAACATAAATTGCTGATGAAGGCAACATCAAGTTAACTTCTTCTTGACACTCAATACGAGCAGTAATCAAGTTCTTAGTGAAGTTGTCGCTATCTTCCATTGAGAACTCAACAGTAATAGCTTCAGTTTCAACTCTTTCAAGGTAATCAGCATCAACGATAAGGATCTTATCATCAGTTGCCCAAGAAGCAGAGATGATAGGAGTACCATTAATTGTGATTGCACCATTTGGAGCAGAAACAACACCACCACTACCTTGATAGTAACCGTTAGTGTAAAGCAATTTGTTCAAACGAGCCATTTGGCTTGGGTTAACGATTGCATAAGAAGCATTGAAGTTTGCATTAGCTTGGTTAGCCAACAAATCCATAATAGCTTTGATGTCATCTGTTTCAGTAGTTGTAGTTGAACCAGTTGCAGCAGCTACTACACTTGCATAGAATAAAGCATTTTCTTTCTTATAGAAATCTCTTAACAATAAACGAGGAAGAGTAGTTTGCATATAAGGAAGTTGTTTTGCCATTTGCTTAGAGAAACGAGCAAAACCAGCGATGTAGTTTTCAACAACTTTAACTTCTGTAAAATCGTAGTCAATTTGACCTTTAGCAGAACCTTCAGTTTGTTGAGCCAAAGCACCTTCAGAACCAGTTTCACGATATTGAACATACAAACCAGTCGGACTGATTGCAGTTGACATCAAATCTCTGAAATTGATTTTTTGTGCAGGCAAAATTGCTTGACTTGTGCTGTAAGATGCAACACCATCACCAGTTAGGTTAGATGACAAAAGCATATTACCAACAGCCTTCAATTCCATTCTGTAAGGTTGTCCTTTCTTTACTTTCTGAATTTCATCAAAATTCTTCTCAAGACCTTCTTGGAAAATTTGTCCAAAAGATTTTTTCTCTTCCACGTTGTTTGATTTTGTAGTTTTTACTCTTGTTTGAAGCAAATCAAATCCTTTAAGGATTGCAGCTTGCTCTGATTTTAATGCAGCCAATTCATCAGTCATTGACTTAATGCTTTCTGCGCTATCGTTAGATGCAGCAAAAGCGTTAATCTTTTCATCAACAGAAGCGATTACTGATTTCAATTGATCAGCAATTTCGGACTTCGTTTTCTCGTTGATTGAAGTTTCAAGGGCAGATTTCAAACCCTCTAATTCATTCATTAATTCTTTCTTATCCATTTTTAATTTTTTGGTTTTGGTTTGGGATTACAACTCATAGCGAACTCACGCATAATAGACAATAAATCTTCTTCATCTTCCGGCTCTGTGGGAAATGCCCCCGGCAGAGTGTAATCTTTAGAATTTATATCTATTAGCAATTGCGTTAATTGCTTTGAATGTATCAAAAGTGTTTGTATTGATTCATCTGTTGCATCTGTATTGCGACAGAATTTCTCTATGGCTTTTTGTTGTGCAATAATTAAATCCACATCAAAGTTATCTTTAGATTTCAATGATGTCAATGGAGTTAATGGGTTTGCACCCCAAGCAGTTAATGATGATCCTTCGTAAAGTTTCACCTCAGTTATTTCATACCATCCAGCATCAGGATTCTTAATGTATTGCTCGTATGATTGCAATTGATTGCGCTTCATTATCTGAAATCCAATTGAATGTTCAGTTATCAAGCCACTTTCAATCATCTTAATGAAATCCTGACCTAAAGCGTGTGTGCCTACCTGTGATTCGTAAAGCAAACCAGTTTTATCTTCTTTCAATGATTGCAATACTCCTAACGGTTGCGAAGAGTTGTGATTAAGCAAATGCTTTATTCTTGGAAGAGATGAATCAGGACCATTCTCTTTAATGCTCTTCTTAAAAGCACCCGGTCTGATAATATCTCCATCACCATCAACATTATTAAAATGCGAAAAATAGCCGGTAACTATACCAAGCTTTCTATCAGCATCAGTAATCTCTGCTTTACCATTAAATGCCTTATAGTTGTATATTTTTTCCACGATTTAAAATTAATCTTTTTTTTTATTGAAAAATAAAATTTTTAATGTTATTTTGTATTAAAAATTATCATGGATTTAGCAAGCGGTAAAAATGTTCGTATCTCAAAAGAAGTTTTTGACTTTATGAAGCAAAACATGGATTCAGGTTATAAAATCTCGCGTTTTGTTGAGAAAGCCATAATGGAGAAAATTGAAAATGATAGAAGAGGTGAAAAAGTTACCTATTTAGGTAACAAGCCAATTATATCAAAATAATCCTTCCATTTGCATCTCTTTTTGCTACATAAGCAAGAGTACATCTACAATTGACAATCTCAAATGCTGGAACTGCCAACCCATTAGGTTGGGTTCTTGCACCAGGATACATCATTTGTGCGCCACCAACAGTAAAAGGCAAATTTATGTCTATTGTTGTGCCATCAACTGCACTATGATCATGTCTTGTTCTTTTGTCTTTTACCGCAATCCAAGTTTTATTCATTTGCATTCCTGAAGTATTTGCATAAATCTGCCCAGCAGCATTTGCTGCCGTAACAACTTCAGTTCTTGCAATTCTCATTGCTCTCATTCTATTGAACTCAGGATGCGTAGCAATCAAGTCAGCAATTTCCAATGGCGACATTTGTTGTTCGTTTCCACGAATTAAAAGTTGTGAAATAACTTCTCTGCTGTATTGTGTCATCCATTCTGCGTAATTCAACAAATCAATACCGAAGTAATCATTCATTAATTGCAGAATCATCTCATTAAATCCCATCAAACCATCAGCCTTTTTTACTGACTGCTTTAAATACTTCGCCCATTCAATGCCAACATTTTTATACAAGCCAACCAACACTTCATAAATCGGAAATGATGGTATTGCATTAACATCTTGATTTTTGTTAAATGATTTTGCCTGAATTTGTAAAGCGGTTACCAATTTTGGAACATATTTAGCCTCTTGCTTCCTTTGAAACCTATTCCATTTATTCCAAAAAGCTTTTTGTTCAGCTAAAGTCATTTTCTAATCTTGCTTGTTAACCTATCTCTTAAAATTCTATAAACTTGCTCAATCTTCCAATCATTGTGTTGTCTTTTTAAATTACAACTTGGAGTTGGAAGTTCTTCAATAATAACCATTGTCATTTTTCTCTCAATGATTTTGGCGATTTCTTCTACGCTTTTGTTATCCATATTAATCTAAAGGTGCTGGTAAATCAGGAACTCCAGTCAATTCAGTTAATAACATCTTACCTGAATCAATTAGTATTTGGTCCATCAACGGATCAGGAATCTCTTCAAACTGCATTATATCTCTCTTCTCATTTGGAGTAACCCACCACATTCTATCCAATGCCTCTGCTTGCTGTTTCAAATCCTCGTGAAGTGATGGAATCTCACTCAAATCAATCTCAATGGTTCTCTTTTTGTCTGTACCAAACAATGGCGCAATTTGAGTAACCAAAGCATCACGAAGCAAATATATGTTTGGAAGAATACTGTTAGTATACAATCTTTTTTCCGCCCAGTTCACATTGTTATCTGTTGAAGCCTTATGGTTGTTCAACAATACCTCAGGAATCTTGTAAGCATTACAAAGCTTTGTGAAATCTATGCTCTGCAAATCCAACACATCCATATCAGCAAGCGACAACCCAAGTTCAATGTAACCCATCTCTCCAGCAGCAAAATATGGCGCACCTTTATTGCTTGAACCCTTTAAGTATTTAGCGAAGTCATTCTTTCTCTGCCCTAATGTTTCAATCGCTGCATCACTCTTCTCATACACAATTCCCGGAACACCGCCATTCTGCACCTGCGCAACAGAAGCATCCATGCCGGCATTAAGCCTTGTCATTCTCTTACTCAATACCGTTAGTGGACTTAATCCTCTAAAGTTTTGACCATTTGTATAACTTGGGTTAAAGTATTTAATATGCAAAACCTCTTCAGGCGTAAACACACCATCAAAGCCAACATCAAAATATTTATATCCCAAAACTCTTTGTGGGAAATCTTCAGAAATGATAACTTGAACATTTTGATTATTCAAAACGTGCAAACTTACTTTCCCAGCATTTGGACCAAACTCCAAAATGTTTTTATACAAAAATAATTCTCCAGTTATGTAAAGAATTGAATAGTATTTTATTCTTTCTTCGTAACTGATTGAATTGATAAACAAAACAAATGGATCTGTATCTTCAAGGTCTTGCATCGCTTTACGTTGATGGTATCTACCTTGCATTTGCAATTGCCCAAACTTCTTGTAACTCTTCATGCTCAACTCATTCACAACCTCATATCCATACATCGGAATCCTTGCAGCAGTTTCGGCAAGCATACTAATGATGGAATAAACATCATCAACAGTTGTGTAGGTATCTACATTCTCTAAAACTTGGTAGGTTGGGAAAATTGCTGTGGAAGCATTTATCTGCATCCCAAATTGCATCCTTCTTAATTCTTTAACTTCTTTTTGTAAACTATTTACAATCTTCGGAACACCGAATAATCTGTCAATCATCCGCATAAGCAAAAACTATTTTTGGTTTTAATTCAAATATTTCACGCATCATCAACATATCCATCAAGTCAGGAGAATCACCACTAAGTTTTGTTTTCATAACATCTTTAGATATTATCTTCAACTTTCCATCGTAATCCATCCTATCTCTTTTGATAGCCTTCCTCTCAAACAGAAATCTTTGCCTTATAGTCATTGAGTTGTCATACATTTTGCTTGACACTCTCTCATTGATTTTTAATTGCCCTTTGTTAACCCTATCGCCTAAACGATAATAACATTGTGTTTTCAAATTGAAATAATTCTCTTTGATAAACTTGCCACTTGTTGAATCACTCGTTTTCATTGCCGGCGAACCACCATTAAATGGCAACGCACCCTTCACAAACCCATCCACGAATGAACCAACACCATCGCTGTCATAACAAATGTAACGATTTTCTACATTATATTTCTGAGCAACTTTATTAATAAGCTGAATAACCTGCATACCATCACTCTTGTCCATTATCTCAATATCCATCAACTCAAACCCTTCCCAATATCCCACAACCAATTTATTGCTACCCTTCATCGCAATATCGGCAGTTATGTACTTACCCTTTCTCATCACCTCGTTCTCATCCTCAAAAACTCTCATAAATGCTGAATGATCAAAAATGTCATTTGGCGAAGCACTTATCTTCCATTGCCCCTCCATCAACTGCCTCCTCGTTTCATCATCCTGACTTAACAAGTTGCCCGGATAACTCGGATCAACCTTCAAACCAGCTTTGTTATCGTAAATTGAACCACTCACAAAAGTTAGGCTCTTGATGAAATCTTGCGCCTGAAGGCCTGATTGCTCTATCAATGGCTGAATGATATGCCAAGCCTTATCCTTAACCTCATCGTAGCTATCACCCCAAATGTAACTCTCACCATATTTGATGAAATACCTCAACACACCCCTTCTCTCCAAAATAGGATAACCAGTTTCCTTGTCAATCCACCACTCAATCATCTTATACACCCAACTCTCAGGATCAGGGTTGCAAGTTGCCCTAACATAAGGCTTCACACCGCAATTGGACCTATTCCTTGACAACAAATAGAAAAACATACTCTCCGTAAAATGCGTCAACTCATCAAAACCCAAAAAAGTAATCTGTGAACCCTGCCAGTCATATTTGTTCTTCTCATACTCCAAATGCCTGAAGCTAATCTTTGATCCTGATGGGAACTGCCAGTCAAGAGATGATTCTCTTGGCTCTGCCTTCAACAATGGGTACAATTTCATGCTCGTATCCCATAGTCCACCCTCATTTCTAATCTGTACACTTGTTCTACGAAAAATCACACCACCGAACTCGGAATTGGATGTATGCCTAAGTGGCTCAAGAAGTAACGCAAAGGTTT